TGCATTAGCTTTCGCATTAACTGAGGAAGCAATGGAAGACAATCTCTATGATCGTCTTGGTGCTAGATACACAAAGGCACTAGCAAGATCAATGGCACACACTAAGCAAGTAAAAGCTGCTTCAGTGCTAAACAATGCGTTTAGCTCTAGCTTTACTGGCGGTGATGGAAAAGAGCTTTGTGCTACAGACCATCCTCTAGGTGGTGGTGGAACATTTTCAAATGAGCCATCAAGTGCCGCTGACTTAAATGAAACATCATTAGAGAGTGCATTAATTGACATTTCTAATTTTGTTGACGAGAGAAACATGATTGTAGCTCTTCGTGGTATGAAGTTAATCATTCCACCAGCACTACAATTTGTTGCTGATCGTTTGTTAGAGTCAACTCTAAGACCAGGAACTGCTGACAATGATGTCAACGCAATGAAAAACATGGGTATGTTACCAGAAGGTTACGTTATTAATCACTTCTTAACAGACACAGATGCGTTTTTCATCAAAACAGATGCTCCAAATGGTTTCAAATATTTTGAAAGAACACCATTAAGCACAAGCATGGAAGCAGACTTCGACACAGGAAATATGAGATACAAAGCAAGAGAAAGATATGCTTTTGGATTCTCTGATCCTCGTTGTGTGTTTGGATCACCAGGCGCAGCTTAACGAACAATTGTTCGATTATTAAAAGGGTGGCTTGCGAGTCACCCTTTTTTTATGTATAGTTAAATTACCTTGACGAAGAATCAACTTCGACAAATGCCACGACAAGGAGATTTACATGGCAAATACAACTTTTAAAGGAACCCTACGTTCTGAAGGTGGATACTCATCCATAGCTACTGCTGCAAGTACAGGAGCAGAAACAACTCAAATGTCAATTACATCCGCTGGATTTGCTTCTTTAGATGCGAATACAATGGCAGTAGAAGCTGGAACTGGTATAACAACTGGCTCTGGAACTATCTACAGAAGTTCTGTTCAAAGAGTTGGTGGAATTATCACAACAAGAATTTTAATTGACTTGACTGGTTTAAGATCAACTGGTGGCGCTGATATTATTGGTGTAAACGGAACTGCATTGGTTTGTCACATTGGTCAAATAACTGCCGCAAGAAATGGTACAATCTTAACAGGTAGTATGGAATGCTTTGAAGCACCAGCAGGTGGTGATCCAGACATTAACGTACACTCTGCAACAGAAGGTACTGGTGTTGAAGATGGAGCTATCGGTGATTTAACTGAAACATTATTGGTTAACGCAGGTGATGCAACATTAGGAAGTAAAGTTTATTTTACTGGTGTTCCTGCAGCCGATGAATTTTTATATTTAACCACAGGTGCTGCAACAGATGCAGATTACACTGCTGGTAAGTTATTCATTGAATTAATGGGTTACGAAGCTTAATAGGGGGTTATCATGGCAGTTAGGTCTGACGTAAAAGCCTTTAATCACGATCAAGGTGATGACGCAGCAGTTGTAGGTCCTGCAAGATCAAGGATAAGACAAATAGTAATTTTTGGTAATTCTGCTGGTGCATTAACCATTAAAAATGGTTCAGGTGGATCGGATATATTAGTTCAGAGTTTTCCAACTGGGTTACATACTTTGAACATTCCAGATGCAGGAGTATTAGCTGAAAGTGGAGCATATATACATGCTTTTACTGGAAGTGGTAACAAACTTACCTTGTTTTTATCCTAATGGCTAGAAAACAAGACAAGCAACCACCTAAGACTAAAAAATATTTCCGCTCCACTAAAAGTGGTGCGGGAATGACTAAGGCGGGTGTCGCTAAATATCGCAGAGACAATCCTGGTTCTAAACTTAAAACTGCTGTGACAGGCAAAGTAAAAAAGGGAAGTACAGCGGCTAAGAGGCGTAAGTCATATTGTGCCAGATCAGCAGGTCAAATGAAACAATTTCCTAAAGCTGCTAAAAATCCTAATAGTCGCTTGAGGCAAGCTAGAAGAAGGTGGAAGTGTTAATATGAAAGCAGAAGATGTTTTAAAATTATTAGAAAAACACGAAAGTGAATGCAATAGGCGATATGCAGAAATACAAGATAAACTTAAATCTTTGGATAGTAGGATATGGGGTATTTATGGTGTCATTATAGTTGTTGCAGTGCTTGAAAAGGTATTTTAGATGGTTATGGGTCGTTCTCAAATGAGTAGGCAAATATCTAAGCCACCGAACAAAAAGAAAAAAATAAAAAAAATAGTAAAGGTGAAAAAAAATGCCAAAAGACGCTTGTTACAGAAAAGTTAAAGCTCGCTACAGAGTTTTTCCAAGTGCTTATGCTAGTGGAGCAATCGCAAAATGTAGAAAAGTTGGTGCGGCAAATTATGGTAATGCTAAGAAAAAAGCTGAAGGTGGTGTCGTTGAAATGAAAAAAGGAGGATCTGTTCCGAAGAACAAAAGGAAAAGATCATCTAAAAACCCTAATATTGCTCGTGGATGTGGTATCGTCATGAGTAACAGACGTAAAGTAACAAAGTATAGATAATGGCAGTTCGTAAAACAAAATCTGGATTAAATCTTAAACGATGGTTTAAAGAAGATTGGAAAGACGTTAAAACAGGTAAACCTTGTGGTCGTAAAAAAGGGGAAAAAAGAGGAACACCTTATTGCAGACCTAGTAAAAGAGTTAGTTCTAAAACACCTAAAACTAGATCAGAGATGACATCGGCAGAAAAAAGAAGTAGAATAAGTCAGAAGAATAGAATAGGACAACCCGCAGGTAAACCAAGAAGAGTTAAATCTCTTAGGAGAAAAAAGAAATGACAACATCTAACTCTACAAATTTTGAGCTTGACGTAGCTGAATACATAGAAGAGGCATTTGAAAGATGTGGTTTAGAACTCCGCACTGGGTATGATCTTCAAACAGCAAAAAGATCTATGAATATAATGTTAGCTGAATGGGCTAACAGAGGTTTAAATCAATGGACAATAGAACAAAGAACACAAGCCTTAACAGCAAGTGATTCAGATTATTCTTTAGGAACAGATGTTATTGATATATTATCTGCTGTTGTTCGTAGAAGTGGAACAGATTTTAGTATGTCCAGAGTAAGTAGAGATACTTATTTGGCTATACCAACTAAAACAACTACTGGTAGACCAACACAATTTTTTCTTGATAGACAAATAACACCTAATTTGAAGATTTGGCCCACACCTGAAAACAGTACAGATGTCATTTATTATGATGCTTTGACTAGAATACAAGATGCTGATGGAGCAACAAATACAATGGAAATACCATTTAGGTTTTATCCTTGTTTAACTGCTGGATTAGCATATTACATATCTATGAAAAAAGCTCCAGATAGAATACAATTATTAAAAACAGTTTATGAAGAAGAATTTGAAAGAGCTATGGGTGAAGATAGGGATAGATCAAGTTTTACTGTAACACCACAACTTAATTATTATAAGGTGGGATAATGGGAGCTTTTGCATCTGGTAAACATGCTTTTGGACTATCAGATCGTTCTGGATTTAGGTACAGAATTAAAGATATGCGTAAAGAATGGAATGGATCTTTGGTTGGCAAAGATGAGTATGAAGAAAAACATCCTCAACTTACACCTCCAAGAATACCAACTGATCCAGAAGCTATAAGAAATGCAAGACCAGACAGAACAGAAACTGCTGTTCCTAACATATTGCCTTTAAACGCTTTTACTGTTACATCATCTTCGACAACAATAAGTGTTAATGAACCTAATCATGGAAGATCATCAAACGACACTGTTAGATTTAGAGATGTATCCTCTATAGGTAATATACTTGGCTCAGTCATTACATCTGCAACTGGCTTTACGATAACAAAAACAGATGATAATAATTATACATTTGATAGTGGTTCTACTTCAACCATAACACAAAAGGGAGGTGGTGGCATTGCTTCGGCAGGACCTGTCACTATAACAAATTAATGAGTTTTACTTTAGCAACATTAAAGACAGCGATACAAGATTACACAGACAATAGTGAAACATCTTTTGTTACTAACCTGCCTAATTTTATAAAAGGCGCAGAAGAAAAAATATTTAAAAGTGTTGATCTTGATTATTTTAGGAAAAATGTTACGAGTGCGATGTCATCATCTGATCCTTATTTAAGTGTACCATCAGATTTTTTAAGTGTGTTTTCTCTGCAAATAACAACGTCTGGATCAGAAAATTTTCTTTTGCAGAAAGATGTTAATTTTTTAAGAGAGTATACTCCAGCTTCATCAACAACAGGCACACCTAAATATTATGCTAAGTTTGATGTAGCTAACTTTATTTTAGCACCAACTCCAGATGCAAATTATACTGTTGAATTACATTATTATTATAGACCCGCTAGTTTGACCGCAGGAGCTGATGGTGGAACAACCTGGATTAGCACAAACGCTCCTTTTGCTTTACTTTACGGATCATTAATTGAAGCGTATTATTATATGAAAGGTGAACCAGATGTTTTGGCTCAGTACGAAAAAAATTACGTTTTTTATATAGAAAGACTAAAAGACTTAGGTGAAGCAAGAGAAAACACAGATGGATATAAAGTTGGTCTACCATCAAGACCAAGAACATAGGAGTTAAAAATGGCAACATCAAATGCAGCAACCAATTATCTAGAGAGAAGAATATTACACTATATATTCAAGAATAACTCTCTTAGTTTTTCTAGTCCTGGAGATAGTATTTATGTAGGATTAGCTACAGCAGTAAGTGCAGCAGAAACAGGTTCTGTGACAGAAGCAACCTTTACAAACTACGCAAGACAACAAGTAGCTGCTTCTGGTTGGACAACAATAGGTGCAGACTCAACAGACACACAAACAGCAACCAATGCAGCGAATATTGAGTTCCCAGCATCTGGTGGAACAACTAATACAATAACACATGTTATTATTGCTGACGCATCAAGCAGTGGTAACATATTATTTGTAGGAGCTTTAGATGCTAGTAAGGTTATAGCTTCTGGAGATATATTTAGAATTAATGCAGGGAATCTAACTGTAGAGTTAAAATAATGGCACTTGTAATATCAGACAGAGTAAAAGAAACTACCACTACAACAGGTACTGGTACATATACTTTGGGTGGTGCTGTTACTGGCTTTGAAACTTTTACAGCTAATCTTAGTAACTCTGATACAACGTATTATGCTTGTACTGACAATACAGACTTTGAAGTTGGTATTGGCACCTTTACATCTTCTGGTACTACATTAGCTAGAACAACTATCTTAGCTAGTTCTAATTCTAATAATGCAGTTAGCTGGAGTTCTGGAACAAGAACTATATTTTGTACTTTACCTGCTTCAAAAACAGTATTCTTAGATGCTAGTGGTAATGCTACAATAGGCGGAACAGTTACAGCTACTGGATCTTTTATTATTGGATCTGCTGATATGAATGAGGCAGACCTAGAAAAATTAGATGGTATTACAAATGGCACAATAGCAGCAAGTAAAGCTGTAGTAGTTGATGCAAACAAAGACGTTTCTTCATTTAGAAATCTAACCGCTTCTGGTGCAATAACTGCTGGTAGTTTTGTAATAGGTTCAGCAGATATAAACGAAAATGATCTTGAGGCTATTGATGGTATTACAGCAGGAACTGTTGCGGCTTCAAAAGCAGCGATAGTTGATACTAATAAAGATATTACTGGTTTTAGAAATGTAACTTTAACTGGAGAACTGGATGCAGCCACATTAGATATATCTGGTAATGCAGATATAGATGGTACATTAGAGGCAGATGCTATTACTGTTAATGGTACAGCCCTTAACACTGTTATAGCAGGTGTTACTGTAACAAACGCAACTAATGCCGCACATGTAAGCGTTGCAGATAACGAGAATGCAAACGAAGAAAATTTAATAACTTTCATAGAAGATGCGTCAGCAACAGGTAATGTTGGCTTAGAATCGGATGGTGACTTTTCATACAATCCAAGTACAGGTACAGTTTCTGCTACAATATTCAAGGGTAATATAGATGCCGTAGATGGTGATTTTGATGGAACTCTAGAAGCAGATGCCATCACATTAAATGGAACAGCTATTACTGCAACAGCAACTTTAGATACTGGCATCTCTAATAATAATGTACCTAAGTTTACAACTGGTGTAGCAGATGATGATTTTTTAAGAGTTGCGGGTACAGCAATAGAAGGCAGAAGTGCTAGTGAGGTGCTTTCAGACATTGGTGGTCAAGCTAGTTTGACATTTGGTATATCAAATACCAATGCAGTTAAGATAGATAGCGCTAGTGTTGCTGATGATGAGTACGC